AAATTAATAACATCGGAAAAGGCGGTCTCAGTAAAGTCCACCTCATCTCTCAAATAATTTGAGTAGATTTCGAAGGCACTAGGGTACCTTAGAAAGTCGACGCTTTCCCAGCGCCACTGAAGGTTGAGGGGATCTACCCGCTCAACCAAGTCCTTCTGAACCCAATATTCAGAAGGGCTGACAAACCGGAATCCCGGGTTTGCCCAATGCCTTATAAAAGGCATCATCCCTACGGAGGGATCCTCCGTACGGCCAAGCTTGAAATCAAGCTTCTTCTCAAACTTAGGTTCGAGAATAACAAGCTTTCCATTGAAAACTTGTTCATAGTGGAAGCCTCGACAGAGGCGTAACCACGTATGCTCAGGGGTCTCAAGACCCTTGACTTTCAAAGAACGCATAAGCGTCTTTTGAGTGTCATCCTTCGGACGAAGGACGGCATCACCGAGGTACTTTGAAAGTTCCTCGTACACAGGCACCATAAAATGATGCTTGTGAGCAACCTCTGTAGTCCGTTCAGAACGGACGAAACGGAAGTTGAACGAATGAGTCATTAATGAACTCATCCTGTACAGGGCCTCACGAGGATCCCTGCACTTATCCTGAACAACCTTATTCAGGAAAACCGGATCCGATATAAAGGATCCGTCTCCTCCCATTTCAAGGGGGGTATACGGGCACAAAGTGTCCGTGTCCTGAGGAACAATTATATGTTGTATCAGGGACGCGATCTCAAATAATGGGACCGCTGGTTTATTCACAGAATAACACCATTTAGTCTCCTTACCTAAGAGACTAAACCTCCCGATGTTAGTCATCGAGTAGGAGTCCGTTTCGGACTTCTGGCTAAGTAATAGCCGGATTCTTGGGTAATCTAAATACCCAAGTTCCGTTCCCCGACGCATGGAAACATGCGTGGCGAACGACGGACCCTGTGGAACCAGGGATCCTTCCTCACAATAAAACATGAGGCGCCGCGATATAAAAGTATCCGGCTGACTGACCTTGAAGCCAGTCTCCTCCAACACCTCTAAATGGCGGTGGAGTTTCTTCCGCGAACGCGAAAGAACAACCTCGTCGTCACCGACGAGGGAGTACACCTGTAAATCACACAGGCGCATGCTATAGTCATGGACTATAGTCAGGATGACCTTAGTCATCATGTCACCCATGAACCAACCACGGGTGGTCACGGTGAGGGAATAGGTCCCACCGCGACGAGGAACGAAAACGAACCTCTTCC